TAAGCGGAATGTATATAGCGAGGGATTAAATATATGGCAATATTTATTATAATGGATATTACCTTGCTGAAACACTTAGAGTGTATGAAAGAACTTCTGGTTTCTCACGTGTGCAATTTACTTATATAGCGGCATAATAGGAGAGTAGAATATGGCAGTATTATATAAGACAAATGGCGAATGGAAAGACATATCTAGTTCAAGCAATAATGCGGTGGATGCAGTAGAAAACGGAAACATGAGTCCGGTAACAAGCAATGCTGTTTATGATGCGATGAATACAAAACAGAATACATTAACAGCAGGTACCGGAATAACAATCAACGGTAACACCATCAGTGCAAGCGGCAGTGGTGTTTCAGCATCAGTCAGCGGTTCAGTTTTATACTTGACTTGGTAAGGAGTAATTAAATGGCTGTAACTTATACATACACAACAGACATAAATGCTAATGGAACTACAGTATCAGCACCAGTCTATGGTAATGGAACACCTTATTATAGACTGCAGGGTAATGGTATAGATTATATTCATAAGTATGCTAATGAAACTTTGACAGCCACTGTTTGGTCTTATCTAAGATGTGAATTAACCTTCACCGGAATGGAATCTGAAAGCTGTGGGGGGTTATACTGTATATGGAAATTTAGTGCTTAGAGGTGGATGTGTTTTCAATAGTAAGAATGGAAACTTTGATACTGAAATAAATATCAGGAATAATAAAGGGCATGGCGGAAGTATTCTATTTAATCCACCATCTGGTTCGACAGTTACTTACTACAAGCCTTGGGGCCTTAATGGCTACAGTGATACAACATATATTTCAGGTTCTCAAGTTGTATTAACAATCCCCTTAGATTTTTCTACTACTATGCCTTATGGTAATGATTACACAATTGGTGTAGGAGGTAGTTACGGCTTTACTTATACACTGAATTACGATGGTTATAAAAGTGGAAGTACAACGATGTATTCTTGGACCTTTTCTAGTGAGCATAGTCTTAACAGACCTTCCAGTCTCAATTCAACAGCAACTACTTATTTAATAAACACAACAAAATCATATGATTACAGCACAACGGGATACAAAATTTACTAATTATCTCTATGACACCTTATTTGATAAATATGACTTTATTGTTAAATGGAGGGTGACTTATGCCTGCAATTATCATTGTTCATACTGTTATCAAAACGAAAGATGTAATAAGAATTTTGAAAGACCTTTTGATTTAATTGAAACAGCAAAAAAGATAGATGATTTGATTAAGAGGGTAGGAGCAAAGAAACCAATGATTATGATGATAGGTGGTGAAGCTTCTTTACTGCCTCTTAATGAAATCAAGTGGACTACCAATCCAGACATTCACATAACCACCAACTTTTCTGCACCAATAGAATACTATAACTCTATACCTGATTTGGAACTTTGTACTTCTTATCATCATGAATACAATACACCAGAGGCTTTCTATAACAAATTCAAGCAACTGAATGTAAAGAATAAATTTGTGGAAATGGTTTATAATGATGACACTAAAGAGGACGTTAATGCACTAATCAAATTATTGGATAAAGACGGGTTCAAGTATATAGTTGACTATGATAGATTGCAAATAGACAAAGCAGTACCAGTTGTAAGTTTAATGAAAGAACCAAGAGTAATTTTCAAAGGTGTACCTTATGACAATAAACAGGACATCTTTGGGACTAATAAATACTTGCCCACAACTGGTTACAGATGCAATATGGGTCTAACATACTGCTATATCAAAGGTGATGTTGCTTTTCAGACTACTGATACAGACTGCAAGAACAAAGTAAACATCGAAGATTGGAAACCTCATAGTAGGATATGCCAGTGTACTGGTTGTACAATTTGTGGAGCAATCAACTTGTGGGAAGACGAATCAAGTTCTAAATAACTCGTATGACAAACAGGGAAACTGCAATTCGTTTCATTCTAAATCCCCTCTAAAAAATATGTTTTTTTGATTTCTAATGATTCTAACGTCAATCATCAGAATCACCATTAGAATATCGGTTAGAAACATTAAACACTTAATGAAGTTTATGAGCAATGTTAGAAGAAATATTAGAAAAGAACTGATATACAGTATTAGATGATTTCTAACATATCTAATATCAGATAATAGATAACTAATAACTGATATTAGATATGAAAAGACGCACGAGGATTGTCATAGAAAAGACTTTTTGCATCTGGTGAACTACGCACCACTCTAAAGAGTGGTGGCTTCTTGTTCTCGCTTCAACGGCTCAATTTGCATAACCAATCGACTAGCGATTGAAGATGTAGTGATTGATGCCTCAGCGGAGGCTTGTTCCAAGCACTCGGTTCTTTTAGTCGAACCAAACAGTTTTACATTTTTTGAAGCATGAACATCTCTATCTTCTGTATATCCACAATCGCAGACATAAATTCTATCCTTCAGAATAAATAGTTATATAATGATTGTCAATAGGAGATTACGGCAATTCATAAGCCACCTTTCAAGGTGGCATCTTTCTTGCCGATTTTCTGGTAATAAAATAACACTACCGCATTGAAAAAGACCTTTTATTTTTGTTTTTTAAGAAAAATATCTGTTAGGATTAGACTCTTCGATATGAGTCTGTGATTTGTATTTCTGATATTCAGCGGCTGCTTTTTTCGCTTTCGCTTTCATCACCTTCAGTCCGGTGATAAGAAAATCACAGAGGGCCTCAATTTCTTCCGTGTCAACTTCAAATTCATCAACTGCCACTGAGAGTTTTGTGAAAGCCTTTGAAAGCCCCAGGTCATGAAAAGAATCGCCAAGCGGTGTGAATTCTTCCTGTCGGATCAACATAAAAACCCCCGGTGTGTTCACGTTTCCCTGAATATGTATTCAGGATACTGCCATTGAACGAGGGCTTTTTTTAGGGAGTAGAGCGGATTTTTCTTCGTTATCCAGGACTTCACATCTTCAATTATCTGAAGATGTCCTTCATTATAAACAAAGTCTGCTACATAGAACCGTTCTCTTTTATTGCCCCCTGATTTCGGGCAGATAGAAAATTTGACCTGCAGTTTAAGGTCGGAAATGTGGCCTGTATGTTCAAGGAGTTTTAATTCCTTATACCGTTCGGCTTCTTTTTTTGAGTGAAATTTAATTCCGTCGCAAACGACTATCGTGTTATGGTACTTTAATTCCTTACTGTTTTTAATCTGAAATGGATACAAATAAACCCTCCCCTTATATCTTGTAAAACCGGTTGATGACAGTCATATCGAACGTTTTTTCGGCACTTTCAGTCAATGCTATCATGAATCTTTTCTTATCTGTGTTCCATATAAGGATTCCATGCGTTGACTCGTTGTTACCGTAAAAGAAAGTCACCCTGTCACCATGGCAGCAGGGTGTCCCGTTAAAGTCACGGATATAGCCTCCAAGGCAAAGTCGCTTCTCAATTTCAGGAAACGAATCAAGAAAAGCGACCGCCGCTTCAAAGTCCTTATTGTATGCTTTGTGATTCTCCCCCCATACCGGACGACAGTCTTTTGCAAGCGACATTTGTTTTTTAATCCAGTCAATTATCTCTTCTGTTTCTTTTTTCATTGTCTAAAAACCCTCCGGAAGTGTTATGATTCTTTTGATGGTTCCCTCTGACACTCTGACTTCCATATCTGACAGTGCATCAGATACAGACTTAAACTTACAAGGACATATATGACCTTTTGTCAGATTGATATATTGATACCCGCTGCCGTCTTTGTTGGGCAACAACAAAACCTCAACGGTATCATTTTGACGTTCTACTCTGTACCGCATTTTTTAGTCCTTAAATTTTGCAATGTCATTAGCTGACACTCCCATGCTTATAAGCAGGAGAGTACAGTAACCGATTATGTCAGACACGTCATTAGTCCTGAGTTCGTCTGCATTCTTTACCCGCCCCAGCTTATCATCCAACCGCACCAGGATTGATGCAGTATTCTCCGGAACATTTCTTAAATGCTTAGTAAAAATGCCGATTGGATGCAAAACGGAATCTCCGTATTTCTCATTCTTGTACAAAAGCAGATCCTGCATTGCATCCGTAATTTCTTTTATTTTCCCCTGTGAATCTTTGCCGTGACACTCCGGATGGTCAATATCTTCTTTTGAAGATGATACTTCTTCACTCCAGATTTTCTTGCCATCCAGATTATCTACAGAATTATCTGCGAATCCCGATTTTTCATACGCGGCAAGCCCTATAATAGAGGAATCCATTTTATCTTTAATTTTTTCATAAGACTTTTTCAGGGTAGATATAACATCAGTTTCCGAAGCTGACCTCGTTGAAAATGGAGTTTTTATGTAAAACTGTCCAGGTTGTGGAGTTTCTTCTATAGTACAAATAGGGGATCTTTTAGAAGGATAATAAAGACACTTATCTACTGCATCAAATTGACATGGGACAGAGCTTTCTTCATCTAACCTTTTTGCCAGACCAAAAATATCACACATTCCAAATTACCTCTTTCTTTTTTGATAATCCGCAGCACTTTATTTCAGTGCAGTAGCCGATTTTCTTACACTTAGGCACAAACAAGTTCTTTGCAATCTGACTCCATTCATCGTCTATTTCTGCCAGCCTATCAGCCAACAAACTGGCGAATGAACGCATTTCCTTATAAGCCCTCTTGCATAATCGCTGGTTCATAAGATTCTCAATCATTCTCAAGTTTGCTTTCATTACGACCTTAGTATTCATTCCCAGGGGAAGAATATTTGCAATGTCTTCCTTTGGGAATCCCAAGGAAATCAAGTTTTTATATGTCTCTCTAATATTCTGCATACAGTCTAAATAGACCTGAGACCCCTCCGCATCCTTCGCAATGCTTGAAGGTAAGTAAGCTCTGAAATTTTCACAATCTACATATCGGGTAGACTCCTGGAGTCTTGCCGGACCTCCTGCTATGTGGGTGTAGATTTCTCTGGCGGCCCTTGCCGAAATGTCTTCAACTACAAACTCAATAGCGACATACTCAAGTACGCGTCCGTGACCGGATCTGATGCAGTCGATGGCACGTCTGATGTTCTTTTCTTTGTTTGAAACATCTCCACCCCAGCAGATACCGGCTCTCTCACCTATAGTCTGTAAAGGGTTTCCTGTGGTTCCATTTAGTATTGTAATTTTCATAATGACAAACCTACCGGTCATCCCCGTTGCCATGTATAACGCTGCGTCGTTTTCTTGAATCAAGTTTTGCAAGGTTCATTTTGGCCACTTCCTCAAGAGACACTCCAAGCACTGTACAGAGTTCAGCGATAAACCAGAGTACATCACCAAGCTCTTTTTCAATTGCCGTTTTTCGTTCTTCATCTATCTTACCCTTGGCATCCCGGACACTTTTTGCAAATTTTCCGGCCACTTCCCCGGCTTCTTCGGCCAGCCCTAAAGCAGGATAAATATAATCGAAACGATTGAGTAAAGGAGCCCCGTCTACGTCCATATGGTCCGAAATATACCCATCCGGGTAATCAGCCGTCTCGTGAGCTTTCACCTGATAATCAACAAACTTTAATCCGCAGTTGCATTTTTTTTCTTCTGACATTTCGTTCTCCTTTGTCCAGTATTTTTTCCCTTTAATATCAACCTCGTCACAGAGGTCGTCTAAATCAACGGTTGTAAATAAATCTTTCATCACGCAGTATGGATGCCCGTCATTTTTTACACAGTAACAGCAGGTTCCACACCTCATGTTTCCTCCATACCTCATGTTTCCTCCATATTTTTTTTATACATGCCGAGGGTTGCGTATTTCTGGACATCGACAAATTTGATAACGGGGTTTTCCACCTCTTCTTTTGTAAAATAAAACCAGCCGCTTGCCATTGCTCCCACATGAAACTGTCCGTCAAACCGTTCTTCAGTTCTATAATCTATGTACCTCGAAAACACCCACAATTCTTTCAGATGCTTCCACATAGGTCCCTCAAGTCTTGACTGTGTAGAAAGATAGTTCAGGCGGCCGATTGTAATAAGGGCCTTCAGATCTTTCTTTGCAAGAAATGCCATAACACAGTCATCCCAATTACTAAAGGGAAAATTAGTTACTATATAGGGAGATGTCCAGACATCAAGGTCTGTTTTCAGGACATCTTCATGGAGGATATTTTCCCTGTCGTTAAAAAAGTCATTCTCAACACATGCACCATACCCGATACGATGCAGTGCATAAGTAATAGCCCCATCGCCACAGCAGGGGTCTGTTATTACTTCGTTCAAAGGGATGACCTCCTTAAACAGGGTTTCTGCACAAGTAACACAGCTGCATGGAGTAGGGTAAAAATCCCCCTCCCTTAATTTATTCTCAGATTTATCTCTACACGCATATGACTTCCCCATATTTTTACTCCTCGCAAAATTCTGTCCAGATTTTCACTGCTGTTGTCCGTCCGTACTTAGACTGGATATACTTCAGTGCAGATATGTAATCTACGTCGGACTGTTCTGTCATAATCGAAAAACGCTCAAGAGCCTCATAAAATTCTTCACTCATAAGACACCCAAGATTGTGAAAAGTGATGCCATTTTTGGAAACTGTCTTGCCATCCAGTCCACCATTTCTTCATTTTCAGCCCATGAACAGCACTCGTGGAGTCCGCTTTCTGTAATAAAGGCGTGAATCAATTCATGTCTTATAACTTTCTTTCCCTGTTCCTCAAGACATTTTAAGGTTAACGGAACAGTCGATTCTTTTTTTTCAAACAGCCCGGATTCTATATGAATCTCTTTTGCCAGGAGTTCTATGTAACCGTCAGCCCCCTCCATTTTAGGGTCTTCTTTGTCTGAAGAATAAAAAAAAGTGTACTCAGTCCCTAAAACTGAGGCCTTTCTTGGGAGTTTTATACTTGATTCCATTAGTTGTCTTTCTCGCTTGTTTCAGTGCTTTTTTTTAAGGGGAAGCGGTTTTATTTCAATAATAGGAATTTCGCATATCTTGGCAGTCTCAAATTCAAACTTTGCCCCCTCTGATTTTTCCCAGCCATCCAGCATTGATATGGCATCGGCCCGGCAAAGATAGGGAAGCAAGAATTTCATATAAGTGGAGTGTTTGATTTTTACCCCGCGATAAAATTTTTCAATTTCTTTTCCTATCGTTGCGGGATTCATTACCTGATGCCCTGCATTTTTCAGGAGCATCTCTCTTTCCTTAAATTTTTTTTCGTAATCAGGGTCAGATGATATAGGGCCTGCTATATAGACAGTCATTTATTACCTCTTGTTTAAGTTATGGAATAACTTATCATACAGCTTTGGTAACTTAAATACAAGTATTTAACAACGTAAAAACTACTTTTTAAGGTTTTTTCACCATGGTAATAGCACCTCCCTCGGCGGGAAACAAAAAAGAAGTTAAAAAAGATACGGGGTTCTTAAAGGCGGCCCTTGTTTCTAAATTAAGGGAAAACGTACGTTTCGAAGACGGCCGGCAAATGAATGTTGCCCAGGCAATGGCGGACAGGCTTGTAAATATAGGATTGTACGCTGAGTCAAATACTGACTGCATTGCCGCACAGAAGCTTATCTATGAACGTATTTACGGAAAAGCCGCGGTAGAGAAGGTTGAAGAGACAAAAGAAATCCCAAAAGTTATATTCGCATTAAAAGACTCGCAATTAGAACAGATAAATCTGGCCGCACAAAGTCAGTCTGAAGATGAAGAGCCGGATGCTGGAATTCTCGTTGAAATGGATGACGGCTCGGAGGTTCTTGCGTGAGTGCAATAATTTACAGACTTTCAGAACCTCAAGCGAGAATTTTCTCGTCAAAGAAAAAGAATATTGTTGTAAATGCGGGACGACGCTTCGGAAAATCATGGCTTGCAGGAACCTTCATAATGGATGAGGCTATAAACAACGGTGGGAAAGACGTTATTTATATAGCCCCCACTCTCGTAATGGCAAGGAACATTATGTGGGACACATGGATAAAGGAACATGTCCCAGATGAGTATATTTCCAGAAAGAACGAACAGCTTATGACCATGGCCTTTAAGAATAGGTCGAGATTTTACTGTCTGTCCGCAGAACATCCTGACAGACTGAGAGGACTTGCCGCGGACCTTTTAATCGTCGATGAATGTGCAATGATAGACGATGGGTTTTACGATGTCGTAAGGCCTTTACTAGCGGATAAGCATCATGATGGAAGGGCTTTGTACATCTCAACCCCAAAGGGATACAACTGGTTTTACCAGCTTTACATAAAGGGCTTAAAAAACCCTGTAAACTGGGATTGTTTTCAGTTTACGACCCTCGAAGGCGGGAATGTTGACCCGGAAGTTCTTGAAGAAGATAAAAAGACAATGAGCCCCAAGATGTTCGCCCAGGAATATTTGGCCTCATTCGAGACTATCGCCGACAGGGTTTATTACGGATATGACCGTAGTCTAAATAGCTGTAAAAGGGACCCAGTCTGGGGAACCGGAGATATTCACGTAGGGATGGACTTCAACATAAATCCTATGACAGCAGTAATTTCAGTTATAGAGCATGGTTCTATATATATATTTGATGAGGTTTACGAGCACAGTTCCAATACGCAGGAAGTCTGCGACATCATTAAAAAGAGATATCCGAAGGCGACCGTATTTGTTTACCCGGATCCGACCGGGCATAGGGGACAAACCAATGCCCCTGTAGGGGTAACTGACTTTTCAATTCTTAAAAAAAATGGATTCATTGTCTGTGCCCCAAGATATTCATATCCAAGTAAAGATAAATGGAATACGGTAAACACAGCTCTCTGTAATGCAAGAAATCAGCGACATGTCTTTATTGATGACCAGAATTGCCCCCAGTTGAAAATGGCATGGGAGGGATACGTATATGACGAAAACGGGGCCCCTAATAAGAGGTCGGGATTGGACCACATCTCAGACGCGGCGGCTTATTTAATTTGCTACAGATTGCCATACCACGAAAACACAGGCGTACGACAGCCAAAAGTCTTAGGAATATAACAAACAGGAGAAAAAAAACAATGCCGGTTACAACTCTACACCCAGATTTTGTAAAGAGAAGTCCACAATGGAAATACATGAGGGATTGTATTGACGGAGAGGATACCATTAAAAAAGCAGGGGAAGCCTACCTTCCGAGGGCGGGAGGAAGTTCAAAAGAAATGTACGAGGCCTACAAGCTTCGTGCACGGTTCATAAATTATACCAAAAGGACACTGGACGGGCTCCATGGATTAATCTTTAGACGTAACCCCGTTGTCGAATCTCCATCAGACGAATGGTTTTCCAGGGTCTTAAAAAACATAGATAAGAGGGGGCATTCTCTCTATCAGTTTTTATCAGACTCCATTTATGACACTATGATTACTGGCTGGGGAGGGTTTCTCGCAGACCATCCGGAAACTGAACCGGACCTGGACGTCTTTACTGCTGAAAAACAGGATGTCAGGCCTTATCTTCGCTATTATAAAGCTGAATCTATCAGAAACTGGAGATACGGAGTTATTAACGGTCTGGAACAGCTGGTTATGGTAACCCTTGTGGAGAAATGGGATAAGAACACAGACCTTTTCGAGCATGACTTCACTACTGTTTATCGGGTTCTGGCAATAATTGACGGAGTCTACCACCAGTTTCTCTACACAGAAGACTCTGACAAACCCGTAAGGGATATTATTCCAAAAAAGAACGGACAGCCAATGGACACGATTCCGTTTTTTACGGTTCCCGGAGATTCTCCGGACATACCGATGTTCCTTGATTTAGCGAAATGTAATGTCGGCCATTATCAGAAGACGGCAGACTATGAGAACGGGCTTCACTTAACAACCATACCTACCGGGTATGTAACGGGGCATGACAAATATATAGACCCCGACACAAAAGAAGAAGAGACCGTTTATCTCGGTTGGGATCAGTTCTTAATGTTTAAGGAAGAGGGGGCAAAAGTCGGCGTATTGAATTACGCTGGTGAAGGTTTGACCCACTGTGAGACCGCACTCAGTATAGCTATGTCCGACATGGCTATACTGGGGTCTCGTTTAGTGACGCCTGAAAAGGGAACCTCTGAGTCCGCAGATTCTGCCAAAATACACAGGGCGGGGGAAAATGCAAAACTTGCGAAATTTGCAAAAAATATCAGCGAAACCGTTACCAAGGCAGTTTCACTTATTGCAGATTGGATGGGGATAAAAGGAGTTGTGTCTATAGAACTTTGTACTGATTATGACACGCTTACATTTGACCCTAATGCATTGAACTCTCTGGCCAACCTGTCAAGTCAGAGCAAGCTCCCGCTGCCATATGTATTCCACAACCTGAAAAACGGGGAATACACTCCGGATTCTGCGACACTTAAGGAGTATATAGCCCTGTTAAATATGGAGGCAGCAGGCGTGGACATGATGACAGAGGCAGAGCTTTATTCTCAATTTCAGAAGAACCCGAAGCTGTTGGAAGGGCTGTTTAAGGCCCCTGGGAAAGAAAATAACGAACCGGAAGAGAATAAACAGTGAAAGAATTAACTGCCGGAGAGCGTAAGAAAGCGTTCAATAAATGGGTAAAACATCTCATCGACATTGAATTCTATGGGAATTCAATTGAAGAACTTACTGTAGATAAATTCCTGCAGGCTGCAGAAAAGATAGAGAAAATTCTAAAAAAACAGACCTGCATATCTACAAAAAAACAGTACAGAGAAATTCTCGGCCAGATATACGTATCTGTTGATAATTTTATCAGCTGGCTGGAGGAATCGATGCAGAAAAAAAGCCAGTCCATTATTAAAAATGAAAGTTCCTGGATGCTGGATTTTGCCGCTATTTTCGGTCTTTCGTATTTGCTCCCGAAAACTATTTCGTCACAGGTTTTGTTTACACCGGCCTCCGGTCAGACGTTAAAAAGCCGGTTGAATATGTTCACCCTGAAATTAAAAACGAAACTCGATAATCTCCTCCGGGTGGCTTATGTAACCGGAGGAGCCCCTGGAGACGGGGTTCAGGAAGTTACCGCGGCTTCAAAAGAAATAGGGAAAGGGATGAAAGAGTTTTCTTCGGCCACATTCAGGAATACACAGAGCGTAATTTTCAGAAATAACACCAAGTTTGTCCGGTATATTGCAACGCTAGACACAAGTACGTGTCCAGTCTGCGGCGGGTATCACGGGCAGAGGTTCCCGATATCAGAAGCTCCCCGGCTCCCGATTCACGATCGTTGCAGATGTTCCCTTATAGCAGACGAATTTATTGACGGGGAGGGTATAGCGTCATACGAACAGTTCTTCGACGGGCTCAGTCCTGAAGAACAGAAAGAAATATTGGGGAAAACAAGATACGAGCTGTATAAAAGAGGAGTCGGAGTATCCAGTTTTGTTGACAGCGGAAAGAAGCTCACTCTTCAGGAACTGACAGAGAGAGGAATAAACCTGCTCAAGGAATGATTTTTTAACAACGACAAGAAATATTTATAGTGTTTTCCTTGTCATAGAAATCAAATACTTTTTCCCGGAGTACTGGGCGTGCAGTTTGCAATGTAAGTAATTTCTTTTTTTTAGATGACAGGAGTCCATTGTATGGCAATCGAAACAAAACAGATTGAAGAAATCTTAGGCAAAGAGGGAGAAATTAGCACAAAGGCAGAATCTCTTCTTAATCTTTTCAACGAAGATGTAAAAGCCCAGCTCAATGCGGTTCTGGTGAATAAAGAAACTATTCTCCAGGAAAAACGTGATTCTGAATCAAAACGCAAAGTTCTTGAGGAAGAACTCAACGCAGCAAAGAACGAAAATGAAAAACTGCAGAAGCAGTTAAAAGATTCTTCACCTGACGAAATGGGAAAAATCTACGAGCAGAAGCTTTCGGAGATGAGTAACATTCATGAAAAAAAAGTCAATGACCTTAACAAAGTCCTTGACGGATACAAAAACAAAGTTGCAGAACTCGAACGTTCTCAGTTGAAACTGGAATGTATGAAAGAGTTTAATGCCGAATTGGAAGGAAAGAATGTTGCCCCAGATGCAATTAACGACCTTGCAGATTATATACTTGGCGTGAATTGTGAAAAGTTCGATTATCGGCCTATTGGGGAGGGGAAATCTATCCTCGCCACAAAAGACGGAACAACAATAAAACAGGCACTTGTTGCAGGTCTTGCAACAAGTTTTGGAAAACGTTGTGTCATTTCGAAGAATTCCGGTGGTAATGCGGAAGGTACTACGTGGTCTGGAGTAAATGGCCCAAACCCATTCAAGACAGGAAACCTCACTGAACAGATGAGGCTTTATTCTGAAAACAAAGAACTTTATGACGCCTTGAAACGAGAGGCTCAGTAAAAAAAAAGAGGAAATATAACTTATGGCAGATGAAATCACCAAGCTTGTAGACATGGTAGTTCCTGACGTCTTCAATGACTATTTTATTCAGGAAACAGTACGAAAAAACGCTTTCCTGAATTCAGGAATTGCTGCCAGCGATCCGGCAGTAAAAATAGGGAAAGGCGGAATGACGGTAAACATTCCGTTTTATGAACGTCTTTCAAACGGCGTAGAAGTTTTGAAGGATGCCGAAGCCATGACAATCCACAAAATCACAACCAACAAGGACGTAGCAGCAATCCATGCACGTGGTGTGACATACGCGGCTACAGACCTGTCTGCATTCTTTTCTGGCAGTGACCCGATTAAAGCAGTCGCAGAACAGCTGTCGGATGTCTGGAGCGAAGAATATACAAAGATAATTCTTCTTACACTGAAAGGTATCTTCGGCGTGGAAGGAATGGCAGAATCTGTTAACGACCAGTCGGCAAATGTCCTCACAGGAGACATGCTCGCAGAATCTCTGTATCTCCTGGGAGACAATTACAAGAAAATCACTGGGCTTGCCTGCCACTCGCGTGTGCTCAGTAAAATGAAAAAGCTTGACCTTATCGAAACCGTTCAGCCTTCTGAGCTGGAAGACTCTTATGATTTGTACATGAATAAAAGAGTTATTGTTGATGATGATATCGTTCCGGATGACACAGGAGCCTATCCGATTTACTTCTTCGGTAAAGGAGCTATCGCCTACAATGAGAACCCAGGACTCATTGAACTCGAAGGTGACAGAATCAAGATTTCAGGAACAAACCTCCTTATCAGCCGCCGAGCGTTCACAATGCATCCGAGAGGCGTAAAATGGACAGGTACACCTGCCGACGGACAGACACCTTCTGATGCAGAAATTGAATCAGCAAAAAACTGGGAGCTTGTTGAAAGCCGAAAGAACGTAAAAATTGCAAAACTGATTGCAAAAGTTGCCTAAAAAAAACGATTGTTAAAGTTCCGCTCCTTATTTTTTAGGAGCGGAACTTTTAGACGGTAAAAAAAATAACAGGATTTTTATATGGGATTCGATACAAATTATTTTCTTAATCATGGGGTGGTTATTTCCAAAAAGAAAGAAACTTCTCCTGTGACAGATAAGACTTCATCAGGAAAGACCGACGCTAAAACCACTGGTAAACAACCAGTAGCAGCGGACGCCGGTAAAACAAAAGATGCCCCGGCAGAAACTTCTCCTGTGACAGATAAGACTTCATCAGGAAAGACCGACGCTAAAACAGCAACGGGGAAAAAGAACAATAAGGTTTCATAGGCGAATGAGGCACTTTCTCCTAAAATAACTCAGGGTGAGTAAAGGAGTCCTGTAAAAAAACTTCTTTACTCTCTTTTTTTTATAAAAAGCGACTTATGCATGAGAGATATTCATGAGTGATATTATAGAAAATGAAAACACAACGGCATCTGTGGTATTGGTCGTTGAAGACGGAAGCTGTGTAACAGGTGCTAATACCTACATTTCCCTAGAAGAGGCCATTGAATATCAGACAAAAAGGAATCGTACAGACTGGCTTGAACTTGATGAATCCGCCCAGATCGCAACCATCATAAAAGGAACTCAATATGTAGATAATATTTACAATTGGAAAGGGCGGAGAAAATTTGCAGAGCAGGAATTAAACTTCCCACGGGTCATGCTTCGTGACTCAGATGGATTTGAAGTAGTGGGGATTCCGAAACGGTTAAAAACAGCCGTTATGGAAGCTGCATATTATGGTTACCTGGGGGAACTTTTTACAACCCATGATGAAAACGGGGCCATTAAGAGAAAAAAAGTTGATGTCCTTGAAGTAGAGTATTTCTCTTCCTCTGAAAGTGAAATCGATTACATTTCAAAATATGCCGCACTGGATGCGATTCTGAAAGGACTGTATTTTCCAAAGGATTGGAAGGGCAGCATAAATACTCATGTATGCTGGAGGTGCATGTAAAATGTCCTTTGATTATAAGTCAATGCAAACAATGGCGGCAAATCTTCTGTCCTCCGCAGAATTCGGAAATCCGTTTATCCTCAAAAAGAAGGGGGGTACGGTTTATGATAAAAGTACAAAAAAAAATGTCACAACCTACACAGATTATTCAGGAGTTGGAGTAAGCCGGGCCTATTCAGTTGAGCAGATTGGGGCCCTTGCGAACATTATAAAGGCAGGGGATTTGCAGTTTATCTGCCAGATGGATGATGAGTCAATAATACCAGTAGAAAACAATGACAGGGTTATCTATGGAGATGTGACCTACAATCTGCTGGATGTAAAAACATTAAATCCCAACGGTTCTAAAATAATGATTCATTATCTGCATTTAAGGCGGGCCTCTACTTAAAAATATGGCTGGTTACCTCTATGAGATTAATATAAAAAAGACCGATGAGGTCTTTAATTCTCTCCTTGATGATGACAAAAAAGGAATGCAGGACCTGGTAAAAGTCCGTTTTGCCAGAGTGGGTTCAATAAGGGGTGACAGTGACAACTGGTCTTTTTTAATTGGAGCTGTCTACGACGACCAGGATGTCATTAAAAAGAAAGTATACATAGAACAGAACAAAAAAGGCGAAGAAGATGTAACAGAGCTTGTAGCAGGGGCTTTGTTTGCGAAAATTAAGGGAGATGACGTATTTGTGTGCCCGGTTTATGACCCCAGTGTCACTTCTTCGGATAAGAAAATAATTACAGAGGATGACGTTGAGCTATATATACGTGGGGAAAAAGACCTTGATTACGAAAAGGATTTTTCTGCTGCGGGAAAAAAACTTAGAGAGAAAGAAAAGAAAGCTGTTAAAAGGGTAGGGGAGGCAGGCTTTAACCAAAAGTCTTTTTCGACAAGACTGCGGGGGTCTATAAAGAACCTAGACGGATACCTGACAATCGGAAAGACCCCGGATTTAAGCAAATCAGCCGGAAAACTTGCATCTCTTATAGAACGTGGTCTTCCTACAATTATGTCAAAATTCGGAAAAAAAATAACTCCTAAAATGAGGGATGTTTTTTTTCTTGATAAAAAAGAGTTAAAGAGGATTCAGAGGCTTAAAAAATTCAAGGTTTCCAAAAAAAAGTATAAAAGATTTAATTTCCCTAAAGGGGTATCAAAGTCCCTTGATCTATATCTCTGTTATTATGTGGCCAGTTTTTTTCAACAGCTTGTTGCTAATACTCCACTGGATGAAGATTACAACTACTCTCGTGAAAAAGTAGGGTATGACGAACAGGGGGCAATTATTCGCTCTTCTATAGTCGAAGAGACTCATTATGCAGATAAGGAAAAAGTCCGCGGAGACTGGGTTCTTACCTATAGGGGAGTAGGCTTCAAGGCGTTTGAAAGTAAAAAACCAGAGGGAGCTCAATCGATACCCTACAGCATAACTTTCAATGAAAAATATTTTTACACCCCGGGGGATGAAGGCTCTGTTTTAGCAATAGCTAAAATAATTCAAAAAAATACAGTTTATAACGAGCTTGAGATTGCAGCCCCTCTGAACTTTAGTTACGACAATATTAATCCAAGGTGGAAAATTCTTGAAATAGGCGGATATACAAGGACTACAAAAGACATGGACCAGGAAAACCGGCCTGGAAGCCGTTATGCCCATGGAACAAGGGGGGGATTTACATATCAGGCCCCACACGGATTTGTCAGGTTAACGGAGGCGTTCTGGAACATGAATATCCGTGGAAACCAGTGGGGTCGTTTTATTAAAGAGATTCCTAAACAACAGACAGACCTTGCCTCTATGGATAAGGAACTTCTTGAAAAGTTAAAAAAATACAACCCATTAATAGGGGCTCACTTTTTCACTGATGACGAATTTGGAGGTTAAAAAAGATGACAGACGTTTATGCCCAGGAGTTACTGATTAAAAAATTTCTGGAATTAGAAGGGTTAACAAAGGTAAAACTTAACGACGAGGATGAAAGCGAAGAATATACATATCCAGAGGTTGCACTTCCAAATGAAACTTTCACCAGACCTGAAGACGGGTATTGGTATGAACTGAATCCAATCCCGGGGAAACCTGTTCAAATTGAATTAGGTTCGGAGGCCCGTAGCCGATGGGCAGGGATTTTCCAGGTTAACATATGTGTGCCAAGAAACAGCGGGAGAGAAGCTCTGAATGACAGATTTGAAGCTGTCGCAGCTTTGTTCCGAAGCGGCTTAATAATAGAAGGCGTGAGAATCCGTCGTACTTACAGTTCTTCCGCACTGGAAGACGGCGATTTTCGTGTTTTACCGGTCACTATTGAATGGTGGTCGGATTTGGATAGATAGAAATATCTGTTTACAACAAAAAAGGAGACATTAATGTCAACACCACAGTATAACGTAAAAACAGGGGCTGACTCATCGGTTTTCTTTTCCCGAGAATACACCGCATCTGATGAAGGAATAACTCCTGATTCAAAGGAACTCGGAAAGATAAAAAATCATGACAGCACAAACGGTTCTGACAACTTTAAGTATCCAACCCTTGTAAGACGGACTGGAGATTCGATTAAGGGAACTACCGAAACAATCGAATCGAACGAACTGAGACGGGGAAGAACCAGCTCTGCTCCAAGAAAGGGTAATTCGTCATCTGAGGGAAGCCTGGATTTTGAATTTTCGCCGGAGACTTATGACGATATCATGGAGGCAACTCTTCGAGGAAAATGGACTGAATGGAAGTCAGACCAGAATTCAGGTATAAATCTCGAAGATGACTCATGCGAAGACGGATGTTTCTTCTCTAAAGCGGGAGACCTCGACGTTGATATCGGCGACAGAAGCATTAAAAAATTCAGGCGTCTTGTAGGCACAAGTGCTGAATATAAAGCAATTAAAGAAGCTGAAGGTGAAAATTCTTACAAGCTTCCTTTGATTGTAAGTGACGCAAAGGAACTTGAAGTCCATGAACTTACCTGCGGCGAGAAAGATATTCGATATTCCGTACTCAAGCAGTACGGTGGCGTAAAAAATGCAGACCTTTTCCAGGAATTTGAACACATGGCGGTAGATTCCGTTTCTCTGGAAGTAACACCTGGAGAAATTGTAACAGGAAGCTTCAGTTTTGTCGGCTCAAACAACCCTGACCTTGTTCAGAGGGGAAAAGGCTATGTTTATACAAAGGCCACAGAGTTCGACAAAAATGCGGAGTATTATACTCTGGATGAAAAAACTGCTGAATATTCAGCAGTAACAGTAGCCGATGCAGAAGCTTTTGCAGGGGGTACATTCTACACAAGAACTTCACCTACAGGACTTATTGCAAAGCTTGCAGAATACGACGAGCATGAATCGCGTTTCGCAGGGGCAAAGGTAATGACCCCTGCTGAAGTTGATAAATGGATTGGAGATCTTCCTGAAAAAGGAACTTCAACAGACCAGTACACAGCACGCGAAGGTTTCCTCTACATCAACGGAGAGAGAGTTCGTTATGGTTCAAACCTCTCTTTTGAACTGACAAACGGGCTGAACAAAACATTTGCAATTTTTGAAAAAGATGCAATTGCTCTTTCACCTCTTAAACTGGGAATTTCGGGAACTCTGAGTGTTTATCTGATTCATGGATATTCTGAAAAACTTCACAACCTTGCCACAAAAGACAAAGATGTAGAAATTCTCTTCTGTTTCCAGGATAAAGAAGAAGACCCTGAAGCTCTGTATGTAGTTCAGATTTTTAAGAACAAACTTACTGATCCTGATATCAGCTCAGGTTCAGAAAATCTTGAAATTTCAATGCCTTACACAAGCTTTGAAGAACAGGCTGTCAGACTTCTCCGAATCCGCAAGCGAAAACCAGTCATTTACGACTTCTCTCCAAAAGTTGCAAAAGATGGAATTGCGTGGGCATATGCAAAACTCTCAAGTAAGGGCGAAAACGTATCAAGAGAAGACTTTGAAATAGAAGTTACTGTAAATGGCGTCAAGAGAGATGACGTTCTCTGGGAATATGACGAAGCTAAGAATGATATCACAATCAGTTACGGCGGTGTTGTCCCTGGAACAGAAGAGCAGAAAGCAACATTAAAAATCACCTATCGTAATGGTGAAACAGCTACAGCCTCGGCTGTAATTGAAGCTGCTGAAGTAGAAGGTGAAGAGGCTGCAATTCCAACCTTTACCATTGCAACAGGCAGCCCTGTTGAAGGTACTGCTTATTATCGCAAGAACCCGGACAGTACAGATGATGCTCCATCGTTCACTTTGGTAACGGAAGCTCTTCCTTCGGATCTCGTATTCGCGGATGAAGACGGAGACCCTATGCTTATCTTCTACACGAAAGATGGAGATTCTACTGGAGATTCTACTGGAGACTCTACTAATGGCAGCTTTACAGCCCAGACTAAAACTATAAACCTGGATACTTCTGGGGCTTCAGTTTCAGATTTTGCTTCTGCAACCTCAAGTGATACATCTGTATTCACAGTTGAGTCAACAGAACATACAATTTCGGTAACATCTGTATCTCCAGGAACCGGAAATATTTCGGTAACGGACAGCAAAGGAGCTACCGCAACAATTTCTGTTACAGTAGCAAAGGACGGATCTATTTCTTACAGCGTACTGTAAGACCAGTTCCCCCCTAAAGCCACCTACAAAAAAAAGTAGGTGGTTTTTTTTGTTTTCGCCGAAAGTTCAGACTTTTAACTACGGATTAGAAGAAAAGTATTGTTTTAGACATAATCAATTAAAGGAGCCCTAATGAAAGAAGCAAAAAACGGAAAAGAAATACAAACTGAATCTGAAGAAGTTCTTGATATCGGAAAATTCTTTTCGCGAAAAAATGAAGAAGAAGGAGTCTGGCATGAAGCCGTTGTGAAGGGAGTTCCAACAGGAATTGAATTTAAGATTTACGGGCCGAATTCCACACCGGTAACTGTAGCCGATGAAGAATTTACAAAGGCGAGGGAAGCCCTGAATTCAATTACAGATCCTGAAAAAAAGGCAAATGAGCTGGAAATTCTTGTAGCAAAAAGATTTGCTGCCTACATCGCAGATATTCGTAGTAAAGATGGAAAAAAACTTGTCTATAAGGGCAAGGAAGTAACCGGGGATGACGCCTACGATATTATTTACGGAAGTCCTGTTCTTGCTTTGGATATTTCAAGGTTTGCCGTCCGTCAGGACAATTTCCTTGAAGCATAATCCTTAAAAAAAGGAAAAAGTTAACGCGGCCTCTCTCCTGACTTTTTTGTCAGGAAAGAGGTTTTTGTTTTTTATCAGCTAAAGAGGATTTAAGATATGTATAACACAAATGCAAGGACTTCCGAGGATGACGGTGTATGGTTTGAACCGATTGTCAATGGCACAGGGGTCGGTTTTGAAGTAAAAGTACACGGCCCGCTTTCCGACAAAGTACTTATAGCCGAAGAAAAGTATCTTAGGATGAGGGGGTATGCGGCCCGTCTTAAAGACAGTTCTGAAAGGGCGGATTTTATTCAAAAGGCTGCTGCCGACCGTTACACAGAATGCATTTCTGCTATAAGAGGGAAAAACGGAAAGAAAATAAAACTAGGGTCTTCCTTTGAGCTGAATAAAGATTCCATATTTGATATTTTGTACTCATCACCCAGCATAATTTCCAGTATAAGCACCTTTATGACATCTCGTGTTAAAAACATCAGTCAGTGGGAATCGGAACTGGAAGCGGCCGTTAAGCAGTATTTTTTCCTTTATTCTTACCATGAGGTTCCCCAGCCAAAAGTGAAAGAAAAAGACAAAAAGAAAAAACAAAAACCTAAATATGTCCGATACATAGACAAACGAAATGCGTTTATTAAAAAATTCGGACGGGAAGAATTTGATAAAATCAGCGAGGTTGATGACAACTGGAAAAGACTCCGTGACTCCCCGTTTCCAGACGGTTCTATATGGCTGTTTAATCATTTCCTTGAGATATGGTATTCCTGCGAAGTAGATTTTGCGGGGAATGTTCTTTTTCGTCCCAGAGATATTGTGGACTACTGTGAATGCACGGGTATTTATATTTCTTATTATGAAAGGAAACTTATGCTCAGAATGAAAGATTGGGCAAGATTTGGTATAAACTCTCAAAAGAACGACGATTCTGAAAATTAACGCCGACCGCCACCTCATATACACTCATTCGCAGGAAAACTTAACTTAATGAAGGTAGTGTGTTATGGCAGAAACAGGAAGCGGAAACGTAAATTTTAATGATGCAACCCAGGAAATTCTTGATTTTTTAACAGTTATAAATGCTGCTCCAGAAATCGTAAACAACTTTAAGCAGGGCGTAGATATTCTAAATGGGATACAGGTTCAGGTATCTGGTCTTGAACAGACAACAGCTACCTTAAAAGAGTTTACGACAGCCTTAAAGAACAATCAGGCCTTAAAGAATAAAGTTTCAAAAAAAGCGGGTTCAGTATCACACAAAGATAAACCCAGTATTTCCTCCGTAAGCGAAATACCTTCTGACGACAGTCTCTTAAAGGGACTTGAGGGGGTTCTTTCCAGATATGAGGCAGACGGAAAAGCGATAAAAGCATTTCTTAAAGCAAGAAACTCATATGATTCAGCAATAGCGAAAGAAGTAAAAACAGAAAGACAGAAAAAGGCTGTTGATAATAAGAGACTTAAAGTTGAAGAGTCTGAGAAAAAAGCTGATTCCAGCATTGTAAAAAACGAACAGCTGAATAAAGAAATATCCTCAATTGTAAACGCTTTCAACAGATTGCAGCAGCTCAGTGCAAGTATTGCTGAACTTAAAAATTCACTGAATGAGACAAGGACAAAGAAAAAGGCAAAGGGTCAAGGCAGGGACGACAAAATTGACCCTCTCGACTCCAAAGGAATTGAAGATAAAATTCTTCGGGAACTAAAGAAAAAAGAAAATTCTGACTTCAACAATATTATAGAAAATATAAAGAATTCCGACTTTGATAAAAAACTGGAACTCGCCAGATCACTTAGGGACGGCGGGACCACCGGGAACACCGCGGAAAAATATACAGATTTTCAGACACTATTCCGTCAGTTCTTTATAGCTCAAAAAATAAATACACTTGCCAGTAAAAACGGCTATCAGGAATTAAAACAATCATCGTTTTCGGACGATGATATAAAAGCCTTAAAAGCTGCATTCGAAAGCGGTGACGGACTCGCAACGGAAAGAAAATCCGGTTTTGTAGACACTATTAGTGTTTTAGAAAAACTGGCATCTGGAAAACTTAAAAAGGAGAAACTTTCACCAGACCAGATTGACTCTTTATCAAAGGCGGGACTTGGGGATAATTCCAAAGGCTCTGTCTCCCGTGAAAGCCTCCGTGACATTACAGAACAAATAGACAGTCTGAAGACACTAAGTAAAAGTAGTGATGAAGGGATTAAAACCGTTCTTGATAAGATTACTCAAATGAAAGTTGAGGCCCAGACTGTTTACCTTTCCGGTAAGGAGATATTGGGAGGGGGCCAAAAAAACGGAAAAAAGAACGGCATTGAATACGGTGGGTTCAACATAACCCACGTAGAAGATGCTATCAAGGGATACGGAAACGGGGCCCTGACAATGACCGGGAAAGGAGAACTTATTCTCGGTGACAAAAAAGATATTCTTGCATGGATTAATGATCCGACAAGTGTAATTTCTTTTATAGAAGATGCACTTGCAAAAAACATATCATCAGGTTCATTAAAAAACCTCGTATCAAAACTTTCAGCCAAGACAGAAATACCTGAAGCTGAGTTAAAACAGAAACTTCAGGACCAGGCTGGCATCACCTTTGACAATGCAAGAATATCCGTCGGGGGAGCCGATTTTAATCCAAAAGGCCTGACGGTTCCAACTTACAAATCCAATGAGGATTATCTGAATAAAAGCAAGTCAGTAGGAACAATGCTGCAGGATGAATCTTTCAGAGAAATCTTACAGACTGCAAAAAATATAAACCTCTACCTCCAGCAGGTAAATAAAGCAAAAAGCACGATTGAGAAGCTTGGACTACCGGAAAATGAACAGGGAAGACTTCTTTCAAAACTAGAACCGGGGCAGACAGATTCAATTTCTGCGATAAAGGAAATCGTAAATGAAGCAAAATCAGTTGCGGAATTTATAAAAAGCGAGGACCAGCGAAAGACAAGAGTAACTCAGGAAAGGGAGAAAATATCAAATAATACAGTACTCCCGGAAAATATAAAAAGTCATTTACTGGGCAATCTGAACGAAAAAACAACAGAAGCGGAGTTAACCGACATTCATAAAGCTTTTCAAGAAGCGGTAGAAATTGAATTAAGTGCAATAGAATCTGTAAAACAGAATACCCTTTCTAATCAGGCCCAGACACTTGCTAACAACATAAAAAAAAGAGTCGGTCAACTGGGAGATGATGTAGTAGACCAGCTTTTAAGGGATTTTAACACATCCGGCCCACTGACAAGAGAGCAGATTCAGAATAAGAAGTCTGAACTGGACCTTGCTTTATCTCAGTCTAAAACCGAAGATTTTTCAAATTCTGATATAAATCTCGGTGCAGAGAGTCTTACAGAAGCAATAAAAGATCTCTCGTCTATCCAGAAAGATATAACCCATGAAAGTGAAGAAAAGTCCGAGGCGGATGATTATGAATCCAGAACAGTAAAAGAACTTTATGAAGCACAGCAGGATATAGTAGGAAAACTCCAGCAGGAGCTTCAGGATGCTATCCAGAACAAGCAGCAGAGAGCTGAAAGGATTGTATCCAGCGACGAGGCCAAAAGTGTTGCAGGGAAAGATGTTTCGGCCACCGTGTCAAAGATGTACAACATTCTGGCAAAAGCATCTCTTTTTCAGGGAGCCGTGAAAGAACGCTATGGAAATCAGGAGCAAATCAGCCCGCTGATATCAAAGCTGGGGGTAATTATAAAAAGGGCCCTCACAAGCCTCGGTCATGTGACTGAACAGAAAGGGCTTCAGGGATATATCGATAACTCTGGAAGTGTAGAAAGCTTTAAGCAACATGAGCTGACTTTGGATTCAACATCCGTATCTGCCATTGACGAATCGGCCCAGAAACTTTCGGAAGCTACGAATATAACGGAATCTTCTATTCTTGGGTTAATGGACACCCTTCTTTCGATAACAAAAGAAGCAGAGGAAAAAATAACAGATTCCTCAAAAAAAATAGCTTCGCTTTCCTTTGGGGCGGATGAAAAAGAAGTAATCAGGGAAAGCAATGAATTTGCAGGTTCCCTGAATAAAATTTCCCAGAATATGAACGACTCTAACAAGAGAGTTTCTTCAACACAGAAACAACTCGATGGAGCCAACAGCTCGTTGCGAAGACTGGGCAATCAGTTAAAAGATACTACAAAAAAGACGGACCAATACTCAAGAACCCTTTCAGGTGCCTTAAAAAAAGGAGCAAAAAAATATCTTCAGAACCTGAAATACAGGACCAATGACGATTCTGTTGTCGGTGCTATAGGAACGGACCTCTTCGGCTCAACGGCAGGAGGTCTGGGAGCCGCGGCAACTTTCATGGCCCTGAAAAAGCTGGGTTCTGCAATCGTAGATCTGGGAAAGCAGTCTATGGCTGCATACGGAGAAATTGAATCCATAAAGACAAATTTGGGTGTAGTTTACGGTTCAAGGTCCCAGTCAGATATGGTATTCAATGATATTGCACAGTACTCCGTAAAATCTCCTTTTGGGGTTCAACAGGTAGCAGAATTTGCCGTACTGTTAAAACAATCCGGGGTATACTCATCAGACCTTCTGGACACCCTTGGGATGATAGGAGATGTGGCTGGCGGTAACCAGGAAAAATTCAGCAGAATTGCAAATAACTATGCTCAGATAGTAGCAGCAGGAAAAGCTACTTCTATGGACTTGAGACAGTTTGCAAATGCAGGGCTGCCTATTTATCAGGAAATCAGGAAAGAGCTGGGGGTTTCTCAGAAAGAAGTAAGGGAAATGACACAAAAAGGTCTCGTGTCAGCCTCTCTTATTGAAAAGGTTTTCAAAAATATGACCTCAGAGGGAGGTTCCTTCTTTAACGCCGTTAATCTCGGGGCCCAAACCTACAAGGCTAAAATACAGAACCTGGCAGATAAAAAACAGATCGGTCTTGCTACGGCTGGTGAGTGGATTTACAACCTTGGAATAGGAGATTCCACCGCCGGTGGAGAAACAACCTCGTATTTCAAAAAAGTATTAGATGTTCTGGAAAACATTTATGGAACGGTAGACGAATACTTCTCGGAGATAAACCTTGAAAAAGGTGCAGAAAACGGCGAAAAGACACTTGCCTATATACAGTCGCTTCAAAAAGCCCTTCTGAGGGCTGAATCCCCGGAGGAAAAAGAACGCTTAGCAAGACTTCTTGAGCGGGCCGAAGCAAATTTCAGTCAGGATAAACTTACCAATGACTACTCGAATCTGTATCAGAATCAATACCAGAAAGTACAGGATGCAGAAAAACGAAGCGAGGAATTCAACGACCTCCTGTCTGCATATAACAACGAAAAAAACAAAGCAAATGCTGATTACACCCTCATAAATAACATTACGGAAAAACTACAGAAGGAGTATGGCTATAACGCCGAATTGGGACAATCTCTTCTGGACACCGCAGCTGCGCTTAATGGTGTTGGATTGGGACTTGCTGCAGGAGCAACGGGCATGGCCATGGCAGCTCCAGCCACACTTGGAATATCTGCAATCCCCGCAGCTGGAGTGGGGGCAGTGGGGGCTATAACCGGTGGGCTGGGGGCTGTCTATGGGTATTTCGGACAAAAGTATAGAGATAATAATAAATATACTCGTGAATTACAGGAAGAGAAAACCAAATTAAACTACATGAAGTGGAGCCGGGAAGGAACCGCCTACAGGTACGTACAGGCAAAAGATCTGGCTTCCACCTCTGCTGACATGATTACAAAGAACTCAGCTCTTGAGGGAAATATAGGGTCTCTTTCCCAGGCTTTCGATGAATTATACAAGTCAACCACTGAGTATCAACAGCTTCAGGAACGTGAAAACGAAAAGAAAATCCAGGAGCTGCAGGCCGCCAAGGACTTCCAGCTAAAATATCAAATGGACGACAGTGGGCATGGTTATGAACAGGCATTAAAGGATTATAAAAATGAAAAGGGTTATTATTCATCAGATAATGCCGACCAGTTGCAGATAATAAAAGATTTTAATAAAAAATGGTGGGGAAATTATGAAGTAGACAAGGAGATAACCCCTGTTCAATACCAAAATTACGACTTCTATAAAGACCAGAGTTCTGATGTCATAAAAGAGAAGTCCGGGCAAAATTTCATAAATGACTCTCTTGACCAAATGCAGATGTTCCTTGACATGGAATTTTCAAGTCCTCAAGCAAAAGAGGCGGCTAATACCTTTATTGCCTCAATGTATAAAATACTGATGACGAATTTTGAGGATGTCAATGTTGGATTAAAAGAAGAAACTACAAAAACCGGGTTCCTATGGAATCCGTCTAGTATGACAACTCGTTCCGTCACAGATTCAAAATCCGGAACCCCAACCCCCGTTGGACAAGTCTTAAATACTCCGGTAAACTCTCACTCCTCAGACAGAGGGATTGAAGCAGGCCGCACATTTGGAGAAGACGATGAGTTACGGTTGCGTGTTTATAATGCAGCCGTAGAAGAAGTTATAAAAGAAGCCAGTTCAATGACAGATGAACAGGTCAGAGATTTTATTACCCAGCTCATAAACGGGAATAATAAAACCATCGAAAGCTTCAGAGACGGTTCCAAAGTTTTATCCGAAACTCAGCTAAATGCCATAAGTTCCATCTGGGCAACATTCAATGAGAAAATAAAAGAAGTAAAAGAAATAGATTCCTCGTCATCAGATATTCCAGCTCTTTCGGCCCTGGCAACCGGAACAAAGCTCAAGGATATTTCTGACTGGAATGTAAAATCTTTAGGTTCAAAAGCCGGAAAGGCCGTAGAAACCTCACCTTTATGGAAAAGGATAGCACAGAGCACTCTGGGCGTTCCTATTGATATGCTCAGAACCGGAAAAAGCGTTGCTTCTACTTATGATGTCATATCCAGAAGGGGACAGACACAGAATATTGCCTTAGCTGCACTTCAGAAAGGTATGTCTATATCAGACATGATGTCCATGTACAGGTACAGCGGAAAGGTGGACTCTAAAATCGACGGAGGAAGGGCAAAATACAATGTCGCTCAGCTAAAATGGGGTGGAAAAGACGGGACAGACGCAAACTTTTCCAACTTCGCCCTAAGCTCAGCGGCCGATGTATCTGTTACTCAGGCTTTGCTCCAGTCTCAGGAACAACAGATTGCTCAGATGCAGGATTTCTTTACGAAGGGATTCACCACAATTGAAGATTTCGACAAGCTGAAAGACGAGAATTATAAGCAGTACGGCTACACCGGAAAAGAGGCCGACCTCCTGAAGCAGGCTTATAACGGAATCGTAAAGACCGTCGATTCAAGCGGAAAAGAAATTGTAAAATTCACCGACTACGCAACAGAGGCAATGAACGCCCTTTACGAGGAGACTCAAAGAAGAAAAGAACTTACTTCAAGTATGGTTGCCATGAAAGAGGCTATTGATACAATCAATGCCAAAGTAAGGACCAATAATGCAGACATAACAAAACAGGAGGCAGAAAAAGCAGGTCGATTCCGGGCTATCGGGGATAAAACTTTTGACAACATGGATTTTGATGCCCAGGAAATATGGCTCTCATCATTAACGGATGCCCTGAATAGTGTCAACTACAACGGAAAATCTGACAATACTCTTACAGACGCACTGGATTTTACCGCCAAGTACGGGATGGATACCTCAAAACTTGAGGAAATGGCAATTGAGGATCCTCAAAGAGAGCTGATAGACTCAACAAACAATCTGGCTGATGCTATGGACCGCAACACGATGGCCGTAATAGCCTCTGCAAACGGAGAAAAAATCCCGCAGTCCTTGAAGAATGAAACAAGGAAATCATTAGAAAAAAACGCACAGAAAAAAGAAAAAAGCCTGACTTTCGACTCAGAGTCATTCAATAACTTTGATAAGGATGTCCAGAAAATAAATCTAAAGGATATTTCCCTGACCGAACTCCTGCCTCAAAACAACAGAATTGAGAAAGGAGTTCTCGCCGGTATCCCGGGTGTAGAGACGTCCGAATCTTCCGTCTTTACGGCAAAGTCTATCGGGCAGCTCGTAATGGGCGTAGAAATGCTGGTCGAACAGGGGGGAAAGCAGATTGAACTCAGTGAGGAACAGGCAGATTCCATAAAAGAACAGCTCGAAAACGCAAAATCGCCTGATATAATAGGAGCGTTCGCATCTTCAGTCAAAGGCTCTTTGGAAAAAGGAGCGAAAGCAGACTTAAAAACGGCCAGAGCCGAGATTTTCAAAAACAAAGATAAAGGGTTCGTAACAACAGTTACACAAAACGACATTTCTTCAAAAAGAGATGCTCTTGCACAGGCAGAAGTAGCTACCTCCGAACTTTTGAGAAAGTATGAAGCTGTGGCAGATGCATTAAAAGCCGGAAAATCTGATGATGCCATTAAGTTGTTCAGTGACAGAGATATAAAGACCCCTGACTTCTTTAAGTACGCTTCCATAAAATTTGGAGACGAGTCAAAAGAGCTCCTAAAACCATTGGCGGTGAATGAAAACCCTATATTCAAGAGATATTATGATTTTGTTTTTGGGAATAAGGATGCCGGCAAACTTAAGGAAACTGATATTGAGAACCTCTCATTAATTGTAAAAGACGACTCATTAAAGACACTTTTAAGCAAGGAAATTGAAAACAGACTCGACAAAATAAATACAGGTCGGGATGCTGAGAGTAAAAGT